CAGAACAAATATATATGGATGATTTTGATATGTTTTGGATGACCTACCCTAAAAAAGTAGGTAAGGAAGCAGCTAGAAAAGCTTGGTTAAAAGTTAATCCTAATTTAACTATTGTTTTACAAGCATTAAGTTGGCAAAAAGAAAGCCCTCAATGGTTTAAAAATAATGGGCAATTTATACCAAACCCTAGCACTTGGATTAATCAACATCGTTGGGAAGATGAGCAACTAAAAGAAGAGAGTCCTTTTTGATAGAAAAAATTGAGGAAATGAAAGCATTTAAATCTATGTTAAACAGTTTGACATCTATTTACTCAAGACCTGAACTTGATCGTGAAACTTTAAGGGTTTGGTGGATGAAACTTAATGATTATGATTTTAATGTAGTAAGCAAAGCTTTTGATAGCTGGGTTGATAAGAATAAATTTATGCCAACAATATTTGACATAGTATCTTTATGCAAAACATCCAAACCTAAAGAATATATAAAAATGCTTCCAAGAAATCCTACACCATATCAAATTGAACATAACAAAGAAAAGGCAAAAGAACTTATGTCTAAAATTAAATTAAATCCAACTGATCCTAAAGCGTGGGCTAAAAAAATATTAGAGCGTCATGCAAAAGGCGAATACAAATTAGAAATTGGTGTTAAGTTTGCCAGAGAGGCTTTGCGAGTAAAATGAATTATTTATCTGTTTGTAGTGGCATAGAAGCTGCAACTGTAGCTTGGCATGACATGGGTTGGAAAGCAGTTGGATATTCTGAAATAGAAAAATTTCCATCGGAAGTGTTACACCATCACTATCCTGATGTAACTAATTTTGGTGACATGACAAAATATAAAGATTGGAATATAAATGAATCAGTTGAGCTTTTGGTCGGAGGAACTCCCTGTCAATCATTCTCTGTCGCAGGACTCCGAAAAGGACTCGAAGACCCAAGAGGTAACCTTGCTCTCACCTATGTGGGAATTCTTGACAAATTTAGACCCAAGTGGTGCGTTTGGGAAAACGTGCCAGGCGTCTTATCTAGTGGCAAAGGAAGGGATTTTGGTTCATTCCTCGGAGCGTTGGTTGAACTCGGGTATGGGTTCGCCTACAGAGTGCTTGATGCTCAATACTTCGGAGTGCCACAAAGACGCAAGCGTGTGTTCGTTGTCGGATGTTTTGGAGATTGGAGAAGTGCAGCAAAAGTATTATTTGAGTCCGAAAGCTTGTGCAGGGATATTACACCGATCAGAAAAGAGGAACAAGAAACTTCCGATAACTTTATACCAAGCATTGCTAATTGCCTCCAAACAACTTGTAACGACTACTCAAGAGCAGACGGATTTAATATGATATCTTATTCTATAGCTGAAAATATTATTGGAAGAAAACCGCATAATGGTGGAAATGGAAATGGATTTTCAAAAAATATTATGTATACATTAAATGCTACAGGTGTGCATGGTGTGCAAACTAATATGAAAGTTAGAAAATTAACTCCTTTAGAATGTGAAAGATTACAAGGATTTCCAGATAATTATACTAATACTCCAACATCAAGTGATTCTACACGTTATAAAGCATTAGGTAATTCTATGGCAGTTCCTGTAATGAGATGGATAGGTCAAAGAATTAATTATGTCAATGGATTGTGAATATTGTAATGAAAATCGTGGTCGTTTTAATTTTAATAACGAGTGTTGTTGGGTGCGCTGGCTACGACGTGCTTATAAACCACACGCAAGGTCAATGCTTGAACGATACGAAAAGAAACATGGTCGAGCAGAGATGTTAGAGTTAATTAGAAAGGTAAAACATGAAACGATTTAGTGTAATCATTGAAGTTGAATTGGATGACAAAAAATATAGCGAAGTTGAATCATGGGGTGTAGAACCTTCTGATTATGTCAACTCTGTTATAACCGATCATGCTAGGGATAGAGGATTTCTTATGAAAACTTCTGTAACCGAAGTAGAAAAAAGTCTATACAATAGATTAAGAATTGCAGCAGATGACTTTATTGGCAAAGATGCAATAGCCGATATTGAAGAAGCTGCATTAGCTAACGCTAGATGTATTGGCGGAAACTGCGAGGATTAATGTTTAATTATGTAGTTATTGATGACTTTAATGAAGCGATAAGAAAATTTAAAACAAAGCATGAAGCTTTGTTTTATATTTTAAATAAACCTAATCACATCATTAAAAGATTACCAAAACAATCTAAAGAAAATGTATTTGATTTAATTAAAGCTGAACCATTATTTTAAGGATTATATGAACGAACCAAATTTTGAATTATTATTTCCAACGCCTGTTATGTTTAATAGTTTGGAAAGAGAGTTTACCCAAACTGAATTAAATTTTGTAGCAGATCACTCTAAAAAGACTTATCAAAATCAAGGTAACACAACAAGCCTTGATAATTATATTTTAGATGCGCCAGAGTTTATTGATCTTAAAAATATTGTTCAAGCACATATTGAGCATTATGTTTCTAAAGTTTATAAGCCAAAATATGATGTAAAGCCATACATTACACAATCATGGCTTAATTGGACTAAACCTGGTGAATATCATCATACACATGAACATCCTAATAGTTTTGTGTCAGGTGTTTTATATATTCATGCCGATCCTGCTGAAGATAAAATTAAATTTCATAAATTAGGTTATCAACAAATAAGTTTAGAAACCGATAATTATGATGTTTTTAATTCAAAATCATGGTGGTTTGCTGTAAAAACAGGAGGCATAGTTATATTTCCTTCAAGCTTAACTCATAATGTTGAACAAGTAACTGCTGGGGAAACTCGTATTAGTTTAGCTTTTAATACATTTTTAAAAGGAACTATTGGTGATAATAAAATGCTTACGGAGTTAAAAAATGAATAAATTAACTGACTACATCAAAGTATATCATTGGCTTGATAAAGAATTATGTGATCAAATCAGAAAAGAAATAGATGAAGCTACATGGAAACAACATGTCTTTTATAATGCAGATGGTAAATATGTTACCCAAAGCGGTGATCAAGAGCTTGATGTATCATGGGATAATATTGCAACAAGAGATAAGCTCACACAAAAAGTATGGGAAGCTATCAGCCAATACATATTAACTGATTTTAAAAATGATTACTTTAATGGTTGGAAAGGCTTCACTTATATAAGATTTAATCGTTACAGAGAAGGTAAGACTATGGCTAAACATTGCGATCATATTCATGATATGTTTGATGGTGAGCGTAAAGGTATACCTACATTATCTATTGTTGGATTATTAAATGACGATTACGAAGGTGGTGAATTTATTATGTTTGATGATATGGAAATTAAACTTAAACAAGGTGATATTCTTATATTTCCCTCTAATTTTTTATATCCACATAAAGTCAATTCAGTAACTAAAGGGATTAGAGATAGCTTTGTCTCTTGGGTTTGGTAATCATGGCACAAGAAGCAGGTAAAGGTGATACATACAGATCAGTAGATCAAAAAAAGTTTGATGAGAACTTTGAAAAAATTTTTGGTCAACGCATTAAGAATCAAAAATTATCTGAAGCTGATATGTATGAGTATGAGTTGGATAAATCTACAGGGGAGGTTATTCGTGTTACTAAATAACTTTTATGGAGTGAAGTTGCCTATTACCACAAAAGACATTGAATTCATAGAAAGAAGAAACATTAAAGTTCAATTCTTAAAAAGACAATTAGGCAATAAATATGTATTATTTAATGTCACAACAATTCACAACAGAGGAGCGCAACATGGCATCAGTAAATAAAGTAATCGTATTAGGCAATCTTGGTAAAGACCCTGAATTAAGACATTTACCAAATGGTGACGCAGTTTGTAATTTTAGTTTAGCTACAACTGAATCATGGAAAGACAAAGATGGCAATAAGCAAGACAAAACAGAATGGCACAATGTTGTTATTTTTAGAAAACTTGCAGAGATTGCTGGTGAATATTTAAAAAAAGGTAGGCCTGTTTATATTGAAGGCAGACTCCAAACTCGTAAATGGCAAGACAAAGAAGGAAAGGATCGTTACACCACAGAAATCGTTGCAGATCAAATGCAAATGTTAGGCAGTCGTGATGAAGCAAAAGAAGTTGCTAAACCTACACAAGCTCCTACAGGTTTCGAGGATATGGAATCAGACATCCCTTTTTAATTTATGCAAGATGATTTTGACAAAGCCAGCGATTTAGAACAACACGATAGAGATGAAGCTATCAAATATATCAGAGAGCATCAAACCACTATTGAATCGAATGGCTTTTGTCTTAATTGTTTAGAGCCTTCTAAAAAACGATTTTGTGACATAGATTGTCGCAATGATTACGAGAAAAGACAAAATGACAAATGATTATTTGCAAAAAACATTTAGATTAATTGGTAAATCACAAGCTGAAGTAGCAATCAATGCAATACAAAATGCACCTATTGATTCTGAATATCCACTTGAAGTTATTATAAGAAAAGAACAAAAAGGCAGATCATTAAGCGCAAATGCACTTATGTGGGCTGGCCCACTAAATGATATTGCTCAACAAGCTTGGGTTCATGGCAGACAATACTCAGCTTTAATATGGCACGAATACTTTAAAGAAAAATTCTTACCTGACTTTCCTGATCCTAAATTAGTTAAAGAAGGATATAGAAAATACGAAGAAACTCCTGACGGCAGACGTGTATTAGTTGGATCAACTTCCAAGCTTACTAAATTAGGTTTTAGTAATTACATGGAACAAATATATGCTTATGGTGCAGATTTAGGAGTAAGATTCCGTGAAGCCAATCAAACAGAAGAAGTGTAAAATATGTAAAGCATACTTTACACCCTTAAAACCGCTTCAGTTAGTGTGCCAATGGAAGTGTGCAATTGAATTTGCAAAGAATCAAAAAATTAAAACCGTCAAAAAAGAAGTAAAAGAAGCTAAATTAAAATTAAAAAGCCGATCCGATTGGTTAAAAGAAACTCAAGTAGTATTTAATAAATATATAAGATTAAGGGATCAGAATGACGGTTGTATTAGTTGTGGGTCAACAAGTGCCTCATCATATCATGCAGGCCATTACCGAAGCATTGGAAGTGCAGGACACCTTCGATTTAACGAGCATAACTGCCACAGACAATGCGCAGCCTGTAACACCCATTTATCTGGTAACCTCATCCGCTACAGACTCGGACTTATTAGAAAAATTGGAATACAGCTTGTTGAAACACTCGAATCTGATAACGAAACAGTAAAGTGGTCAATAGACGAAATAAAGCTACTCAAGGCTCAATTTTCTGCTAAAATAAAAGCTCACGAGTCTAAATAGCTTGTGAAAATTTAGCTAAATTTAAGATTAAAAAAGGAACATATCATGGGTATGGAAGATAAAGAAGTATTTAAGTCAGGTGCATCAGGTGAGAAAATGCCTAAAGGCGTTCTTGCTTCAGATACATCAGGCGAAAATAAAAAAGTTGCAGTAAAAGGCGGTGTTGGTATGGGTAAGGCTGATGGACTTGGCTTGAGAGAAGCTTCACACGCTGGTAAATACGATGGTCGTTTAGGTGAATTAAAAGGTGGCGCTAAAGAACATGAGTGCTATTCACACAAACGCATGGAACACGAACAAGATAAGATGTAATAAAACGAAATCCCAACCAGCCCTAGCCTGATTGGGAGTTTCTAACCAAATATTAATGGAGGTAATAAGTGGCTGTATTAAATTCTAAAGAAATTTGCAAGTCTTGTAAATTCTTTTCTTTTGGCGATGTATTAGGATCATGTCATCGCTATCCTCAAACTTACAATAAACATGAAAATGATTGGTGCGGTGAATACATCGAAGATCAATCACGCATAACCATTGAATTTGTTAAACATGAGATCAAACTTGATATGAAATCAGATCAAGAACATAAAACTAAAAGGAATAAAAAATAATGCCTATTAGTCAAAAAAATAAAAAATTATATTGGTGGGAATGGAAGCCTAATAATAAAAACAAACATAAAACATATAACAAATGGAAAGAATTTATCAATGAATTTGATCCAAATGACCCAGTATTTAAAGAAATTAAATGTTTTGCTAATACTATAGAACGAAATTTACAAGGAAAAACTAATGATTAGACCCTTTGCAGACAAGATTTTAGTAAAACCATTAGAACGTGAAGATAAGTCAGCCATACCTGGCTTTGTTTACGCTGAAGAATACAATACAGGTGTCGTAATAGCAGTTGGCCCTGGTAAAAAGATTAAAGAAGGCAAATATGATATTATGCCTGTATCTGTAGGTGACCAAATTAGATTTGGCACTATGGGTAAAGACGAATATCTTAAATTTCAACCAGTCATGGATAATGGCGAGAAATATCTCATTATGTCATGGCAAGATGTAGCATTTATAGAGGAAAAGGAATAAAATCATGCCACTAAAAAAATCAACAAGCAAAGAAGCTTTTAAATCTAACATTAAAGCTGAAGTAAAAGCAGGTAAGCCCATTAAACAGGCAGTTGCAATCGCCTACAGCGAGAAGCGAGAAGCAGCTAAAAAGAAGAAAAAGTAATATATCACTTTTTTACATTTAATTATTAACTAGGAGTCAATCATGGCCATTAAGTTGGAACTTGAAATTAAAGAAGCAGAAATCGTATTAGCAGGACTTTATAAATTACCTATGGAAATAGCAGAACCTTTAGTTGCTAAAATTAAAAGTCAAGCTATGCCACAAGTTATGGAGCAACAAGCAAAAGCAACAGAAGCTCCTGTAGAAGTTACTCCAGCAGAACCATTACCTGAACAACCTGCAGTTTAAAATGACTGACGAAGTAATACCTGAAGTCAAGGAGGAAGAAAAGCATCCAGGAGGAAGGCCAACAAGCTATGACCCTTCCTTTTGTGACAAAGTTCGAGAGTTAGGCAAGATTGGCAAATCATTAGAACAAATGGCAATGCAACTTGATGTTTCTTATAGAACTTTATGCAATTGGCGTGATACTCACGAGGAGTTTTTTCATGCCTTAAGCGATGCTCATGCTTTTGCACAAGCTTGGTGGGAAAATCAAGCTCAAACTTACATGATTGAGCAAAAAGATGCACCGAGATTGAATTCAGGATTATGGTCACGATCCATGGCCGCACGATTCCCTAAAAACTATTCTGAACGAGTAAAGCAAGAGATTACTGGAGCTAATGGAACGCCATTAACCGCAATCGAGGTAATATTCAAGAACCCTGATGGATCAGAAGCAACTTAACGAAGCCATTGCCAAAGTTGAGTTTCCTACAAAAATGGGAAGCTTATTCAAAAAGGCTCGTTATAAAGTCTATTATGGCGGTAGAGGTGCAGGCAAATCTCACAGCATAGCTAAAGCATTGCTTGTCAAAGGTGTTAGAAAACCAATAAGAGTATTGTGTGCGCGTGAATACATGACATCTATCAAAGATTCTGTTCACAAGTTGCTATCAGATCAAATTGAATTAATCGGTTTACAATCATTTTACGAAGTAACACAAAACTCTATTAAAGGTCAAAATGGCACAGAGTTTGCTTTTGTTGGCTTAAAAAACAATATTGCTAATGTAAAGTCTTTTGAAGGTATTGATATTTGTTGGGTAGAAGAAGCCCAAACTGTATCAAAAACGAGCTGGAATGTATTAATACCGACTATTCGTAAAGAAGAATCAGAAATATGGATTTCATTTAATCCTGAATTAGAAGCAGACGAAACATATCAAAGGTTTGTAGTAAGCCCTCCTGACAATTCAATAGTTCAACGCATTAATTGGTCAGATAACTTATGGTTTCCTGAAACATTACGATTAGAAAAAGATGCGTTAAAGAATCGTGACCCATCTTCTTACAATAATGTATGGGAAGGTTTATGCAGACTTACGGTTGATGGCGCTATCTTTGCTAATGAAATGAATATGGCAGAGCTACAAGGTAGGATTACAACAGTGCCTTACGATGCCACCAAACCTGTTCACGCAGTCTTTGACTTGGGATGGGCAGATCATACAGCTATATGGTTTGTGCAATTTATAGGCATGGAAACAAGATTGATTAGATATTTGCAGGATACGCAAAAAACTATCAGTCATTACTTGGCTGAAATGCAAAAGTTTGGGTATATATATGAAACATTACATTTACCACATGATGCAGAAAGCAAAAACATTGCGTCTAATGGTCGGTCAATAGATGACATAGTAAGAGCAGCAGGTTATAAAACTAATATATTGCCTAGAGTTCCTGTGGTTGATTCTATAAATGCTGCAAGAACCATATTTAGTTCTTGTTATTTTGATAGAGAAAATTGCGCAGATGGGTTACAATGCTTGCGTCATTACCGATATGAAGTTGACCCTGATTCAGGTCAATTTAGCAGAACGCCACTCCATGATGTTTATTCACATGGAGCTGACGCATTTAGATATATTGGATTAATGATTCAAGATAAAAAAGAACGTAAAACTCAAAAACAAACTTACACTCCTGGCGTAAGCTGGATGG